ATATTGGTACAACTACCTGAGTCAATATGCAGGAGGATCTGAAAAAATAGAAGCTGCGGTAAACTGGGCGATTCAAATTGCAAATGATAATAGCCACGGATATGATCAGACAAACCGCTGGGGACCGGATTACGATTGCTCCTCGTTATTGATTCAGGCGTGGGAAAATGCCGGGGTTCCGGTAAAAAGCAATGGGGCAACCTACACCGGCAATATGCGGGAAATATTTTTGAATTGCGGTTTTACGGATGTGACAGGGCAGATAAATCTGGCAACAGGATCCGGTGTACAAAGAGGGGATATCCTTCTGAACATCGTAAACCATACTGCAATGGGAATTGGAAATGGACAGGTTGTGCAGGCCAGCCAAAATGAATTTGGCGGAACAACCGGCGGCCAGACTGGTGATCAGACAGGAGAGGAAATTTGGACAACCGGATACTATAACTATCCGTGGGACTGTGTGCTGCGATACAAAAGCGGTGGAGGTGTGTTGCCGGGAGACGTTTACCTCGTTAGGTGGATACCAGGATAAGAAAGAAGGTGTGATATGGAAACAACGACAACTTTATACATTGACGCGAGAAACCCGGGAATTATGCAAACAATCTATGCAGTACAGTACGATTCGGGCAGACTTCTGCGCTGTATGATTTCCGGAATGGCAAAGACAATCAGTAAGGCCAGGATTTATTGTAAGAAACCAAGCGGATCAGAAACTTACACAGAAGGAACCGTGATAAGCAATTATTGCGTCCTGTTCAGTTTGACGCCGCAAATGGTTGCAGAAGTGGGAAATACGGAATGCCAGCTACATTTGATTGATGGTAGCAATGCTGTCACATCATTCAAAGTGAAGATGGAGGTCAGAGAAAACTTAGTGGCTGTATCCGAAATACAGTCAACTAATGAATATCAGGCGCTCGTAGATATACTAAATCGTTTGGAGAAGTATGATCCGATTGAAATTACAACGATTGAAATTGATTCTCTGCAGTCAGGAACCATAGAAAGTGGAAGCATTGCTTTAAACGTGCAAAAGATTTATGCCTCTGTAGGACAGATGAATGCAGGATTTGAAACCGATGGTCTTCCGGAAAATGCGATTGTGATGATAAGTACCGGTAACCCGGATGATGCAGATAATGCCAAGGTTTATAGAAAGGGCGCAACTGGATATGAGTACATGGTAGATTTATCCGGTGCAACAGGGGCTAAAGGAGAGAAAGGAGATCCTGGTCCAAGAGGAGAAAAGGGGATTCAGGGGGAGCCTGGGAAAGATGGAACGGGTGTTACTATACTGGGCTCCTATAAAACAGAAGAGGAATTGAACAGAGAACATCCAACAGGAAATGCGGGTGAATCCTATCTGGTAGATGGAAATCTATATGTATGGGACAACGTATCTGGCCAGTGGAAAAATGTAGGACGTATTCAGGGTCCGGAAGGACCGGCAGGAAAAGCAGCAACAATACGGATCGGAACTACTACGACCGGGGAGGCAGGAACAGAGGCGTCTGTTGAAAATTCGGGTACAGAAACAGAGGCGGTATTTGATTTCGAAATTCCCCGGGGTGATTCCGGAGAAGTAACAGGGATAGAGGGGATTCCGAATTCGGATATCGATTCGCTTGGAGGAGGCGCATAAGAATGATAATTGCAGTATTTGATGAATGTTCCAGGCGTGTGGATATCGATGGAAAACTTACACAATGGGATTACGGACAGGTTTTACAGATCTGCGGAATGGAAGTAGAAGAAGAACAAATACAAGTACATTTCACTGACAAATGTACGAATGGTGCATTGGTGGTACTTGGGAAAGTGGAAGACGGTGACATCACAGTCGACATTCCAAATGAATTACTGAAAAGAAGTGGAACAATCCAGGCATATGTATATAAGACTATTCCGGGAGAAGGAAAGACCATATTTGAAATTCGGTTAAGTGTAAAAGCACGAAAAAAGCCAGAAGATTATGAGGCCCCAGCGGATAAACATGCACTGGAACAGATCGTGGAGCGGTTAAAGCAAAAAGGAGACGGGCTGCAGTTAGAGGGGAATCAACTGCAGCTTTTGTCTGGTAAGGATACAATCAGTTCCGTAAATCTGTCAAACAGCGGCGGGACTGTGGAGATAGAGTCGATCACCAATTCGGAGATTGACGAGATTATGAAAGGAGCAGAGTGAAAATGCCAAGAAAAAAAGCAACAGAAGCAGCAGTGATCGCTGCAGAAAAGAAGTACCTGGATCAGGATGGACTTGCACACCTGGTACAGAAGAATGATGAGAGATACGTAAAGAAGGAGGTGGGAAAAGGTTTATCCAGCAATGATTTTTCGGATGAGTACAAGAAAAAAATCGATGACCTGGCGTACACCAAGATTGCAATCAACAGTCTGACTGCCACGAACAGCAGCAACGAAATCGGTGCGACAGTTACTGCATCTGATATTGCATGGGCGTTAAATAAAGAACCTAAGACCCAGAAAATCCAGTTTGCAAGCGAAGCTGCCGAAAATCTGGATAAGAGCATCCGTAAGAAATCATACACAGGAAAGACAGTGAAAGCAAATACGAATATCGTTCTTACTGTTACAGATGAAAGAGATGCGTCTGTATCCAGAACCGTGACAATCGCATTCCAGCCAAAAGTATACTGGGGCAAGACTAACAAAGCATCACTCGCAAATGCGGATATCCTTGCGTTAGAGGGTTCTGCGCTTGCAGGCGGCAGAGGACGCAGTTTTACAGTAAATGCCGGAGCAGGTGAGAAGATCGTGTATGCAATCCCTACATCATTTGGAACTCCGACTTTTAATGTCGGTGGATTTGACGGCGGATTTACAAAAGCGCAGACATTGGAGTTTACCAACGCATCCGGATATAAGCAGAGCTATGACGTATGGATGTCTGTAAACGCAGGACTGGGGTCTACAGCAGTCACAGTAAAATAAGGAGGCTTGAAAGATGGCACAGAGCATTGAAGGTGGTGTTGTAATCGTCAACACCTTATCCACAAAGAATAATGGAAATTATCCGCTGTGCATGGCGGAAAGCGTGCAGCTTGCGGAAGGAAAAACTGTAGAGCAGAAAATCGGTGAACTGGAGGCAGGCACCGGAAACGAGATCATCACAGAAGATGAGATCAATGGATTGTTTTAAAGAAAAGGAGAGAGAAGAACATGGCAAAATTTTTAGATTTAACAGGACTTGGAACATTTAAAGAGAAAATGCAGGAATGGGCAAATGGTGCATTTCGAAAGAAAACTGACAAAGTAGTTTCTACTGATGTTACGTATAAGGGAAAATCGCTGGATGAAGCAATTAAAAGTGGAGAATTTAAGGGAGATAAAGGAGACAGAGGAGAAACCGGCGCAGCTGGAGCACAGGGACCAGCAGGACCGGCAGGAGCAAAAGGTGAACAGGGGATTCAAGGACCTGCAGGAGCAAAAGGCGAAAAGGGAGAAACGGGACCACAAGGACCTCAGGGATTAAAGGGTGAGAAAGGGGACATTGGACCAATGGGACCACAGGGTCCGGCAGGCTCGGATGCAAACGTGGAAAGTATTACAAACGAAGAGATAGATTCGTTGTTTACCATGTAAAGTGGGGTGGTTAAATGAAATATTTAAGTTGGACAGGATTGCAGCATTTTTACAGCAAATACATTGGAAATCTGAATGAACAGTTAAAGAATGTTAAGAAAAGCATTGGAAACTTAGGAAACCTTGCGACAGCATCGAAAGAGAATTTAGTGTATGCAATAAATGAAATAAAGAGTGCATTATCATCCTTTGTAGAGAAAAAAGATATTGTGGATAATTTGACGTCACAGGCAGGTGATGCACCACTGAGTGCAAATATGGGCCGAGAGTTAAGCGAAGACATGAGTGTAGAGACGGAATGGAAGATTTATAACGAAAATAACTGGGAACTAAAATATCGGAAAAGCGGATACAAACGGTATCAGGTAAGAGTGATTTATACAGACAAAAATGGATCGCACGATAACAAAGACAGACTAATTATGAGTGGATGCCCATTTACTCCAGATGGAGACCAAAGGTTAGTGATGTTAATGAATGTTGCACAGCAAATTGTAGGAACGGGAAATATACAATTCAGAACAAACAGAAACGTTACATTGTCTGCAGAAGAATATAACAATCCTGTTACGTATGAGTGTTATGGAGAGGTAATCGTGCAATAAGAGAGAGTCTGTACACATTTTATTTTACAATTCGAATACAGGAAGGAAAGTGAGGATATGAAGAAAATGAATTATGCAGAACCAATTATTGATGTTTATAATGCGATTGTAGGAACGGTCGTTGCTGTTCTCTCGTACATCCTCGGAGAACATTGGATTTTATTTGTAGCATTTTTGCTTTTAAATATTGCTGATTGGCTAACAGGATGGATGAAGAGCAGAATGGCTAAGAAAGAAAATTCTGTTAAAGGATGGAAAGGCGTATTAAAGAAATTAGGGTACTGGTTGATGATTATGGTAGCATTTGGAGCAAGTGCAGTATTCATAGAAATAGGAAAGACTATCGGAGTAGATTTACAGGTTACAACATTACTTGGATGGTTTGTACTTGCAAGCTTGCTTATTAACGAGATTAGATCGATCTTGGAAAATTTTGTAGAAGCTGGATTAAATGTGCCAGTTGTTCTTATCAAAGGATTAGAAGTTGCAGATAAGTTGGTAAATAAAGACGATAATACTAAACAATGAATGTTTATGGAATGGGGGGTGGTTCCAATGTGTGTATAAATATAGAAACTCGTAAATAAGTAAAGAATAGATTATGGAGGTATTATTTTATGGCAAATTTAGAACAATTCATTCAAAATATGGTAAATATGTGTAATGACAATTCATATGGTTATCGTCTCGGAGGATGGGGGCCAAAGGATTACGATTGTGCAAGCTCCATCATAACAGCATTGCGAAATGCTGGATTTGATACTGGATCAGCTACATATACAGGGAATATGGCAGCAGAGCTTTGTGCGAGAGGATGGACAAGGCTGCCAGTTGGCACTTCATTGAACAGAGGAGATATTCTTCTAAATGAAGTGAATCATGTGGCATTATATGTAGGTAATAACCAGCTGGCTGAATTTTCTTCTGATTACGATGGAGCTTCAGGGGACAGCAGTGGAAAAGAAGCGAGTGTGCATGGGTATTATAATTTCCCGTGGGATTGTATTTTGAGATATAAAGGCAACACAGAAACGGAAGAAATTAAGAATGTACATTTATATGAATGGAACGGGGGAGATAATCAGTGGTGGAAGCTGATAAAGGACACAGATGGATTCTATGAAATGCAGTGCAAAGGAAATGGTCTGTTTTTGGATGTACATGAAGGTAAAGATGAGAATGGACAGAATGTTGTAGCCTATAAAAGGAATGGAACAAATGCTCAGAAATGGAAGATAATCCCAGTAAATGATTCAATATTAGGGAATTTTGCGTTTGAACTCGCTCCGAAAATCAATACAAATAAGCGTTTGGATGTGTTTGGAAATGGAGTAGACAACCATACAAATATTGATATTTATGATACAAATGGTTCAGATGCGCAGCGTTTTTACATGAGACCAATCGGAGAGGGCTATTATCAGATTATCAATATCAACAGTTTAAAATCTGTTGATGGAGGCGGAATCTTATAATAGTGAAAAGAGGGCTTGTAAACAGGCTCTCTTTTATTGTGCGTATTATGCAAAAAGGTGGTGAGAACATGAGTGAACAGAACGAATTTGGAAGAACAACAGCAGAGGAACTGGAAAAAGTATTTGAAGCAGAAGAGCAGGAGGAAGAACAGGAGGAGAAATAATGAGTATTTGTAGAGGAATTGCCGGCAGGAGAGGTAAAAATCCTGTCGGTATTTTTATTCATAATGGGGCAGACGGTCAGAATGCTACGACAGCGTATTACAGGAATTACTTACAAAACGCAAACTTGGAAAACGGATTTGCCCATTATTATGTGTGCAGCGATGGAATCTTACAGGCGGAAGATGACGAAAATTGCGCTTGGCACTGCGGATACTTGAACGGAAATCTCAATTTCTTGAGTATAGAGGTCTGCCAGAGCATGGGGGACTTGGATACCTTTAAGGCGAACGAAGAAAAAGCATTGCAGTTAGCAGCGCAGAAATGTAAGCAGTACGGAATTACACCAAGTGCAAGCACGATTATGTTACATCAGGAGGTGTTTGCCACTGCTTGTCCGCACAGATCAGTGGAGATTCACGGTGGTGCGACAGCGACAAAAACGTATTTTATTAAACGTATCAGCGAACTGATGAATGGAAATCAAGTCGCAACAGAAGATCAGGAAGGAGAAGAGACTATGCAGTGTATGTTTACAGTAGAAGGAAAAGGATGTGTTTATTGGATGCATGATGGAGTTGTGACAGCTTTAGCACATCCAGACGAGTTAAAAATCATTCAGCAGGTCTATAAGGATAACTTTGGGCATGATATGCCGTGCTACAGTTGGGGCAAAAATGCACCATGGCATGTGAGACTGATGAACCCATTGTATCGTGAACCGGTTAAATCTATTTAATAAAACCCCCTCGGAGATTAGCTCTCTGAGGGGTGAATATTGTATCAATCTTATTTTTATCAAAAAGGTATTACTTATTTAATGTGGATTAGTTGCATCTTGGATGTGCGAAAGAACTGGCCCATATGGAAATGATTTGTGCCATTGTGCATCAGCTGACGAAAAATCTTTCTCCGGAAGAAATTGAGAGATCCGGGTTTGCTCCATACTATGTAGATCATACTCTGGCATTGTGGCCACAGGCTGCAAGCGGAGCACCGTGGACTGCAACCTATTTTCAGTCAAAAGGTGATCCGATTACAGATCTTCATGAAGACCTCGCTGCAGATGGTACGATTGTGTAAAGACAACATTGAGGTTTTAAAAGATAGTTCCCAATAATCTGGCATACTAGCTGCCAGATATGAGAACTTTAGAAATTCCAATGTATCTCAATAGGTATTTCCTTAGTTACAGGGTCTTTCTTACCGACCAATACATAATCAATCAGCTTTTCAACCGTTTCCCTGTCTAAGTGTTCAAGATTTGTATATTGCTCGATTAACTGTCGTCTGTTATCGCCAATCAGCATTTTTCTTTCAATAACATCAAGCTGTTTCTGCGTATCAATTACCAGTTTTTCGAGCCTTTCTTTTTGTGTTGAGAAATCTTTAGATAAATCCAAGTAATCAAGTTCGGAAAGAATACCCTTTACCTTATCTAAATATAGTTCACGGATTCCTTTTGTGTATTCCGCAATCTTTTTTTGATAAGCAGCAATCTCCGTTTCCAAAGCTTCTTTTTGACCTCGCAAGTCATTATTGAATTGCACATTTTGTTCAAGCTCATCTTTATCCAGATATTCTGCTGATAACTTATTAAGTTCATCAATCACAGCTTTTTCCAATTTGTCTACTGAAATGAAAGAACCTATACAAGCGTCCTTTGCTACATGGCGGTTAGAACATTGTAAATAATGCTTACCACGATTCTTTGATGAACGCATTGTATAACCACAATTCATACAGCGAGCTTTTCTGGCAAATAAGCCGATTGTGCCAACTGTGAAAGGTTTTGCCTTTTGAGCTACCAATGCTTGAACCCTATCCCATAACTCACGGTCAATAATCGGCTCATGTGTACCCTCAACTCTGTACCACTCGTCTTTTGGTCTGGGTTTGTTTTGCTTTGTCTTATAAGAAACGCTGCCATATTTCCCTTGAACCATAT